CGCAACAATGTCACAATCATCTTCAGTAAGAGGGGTTTTTTTACCCCCCTTGCTTGTCATGAATTGATACCCGTAGTCAGGTCGACCAGAGCCTCGGCTTTTTAGAACGCTTGATTTCACTTGTATGCGCCACATACGCCCTTCATGCTCGGCAACTATATCGCTTGTGCCAAGATTAATTATGCTGCACGGAACGTGCATCTTTAGCAATCGAAGCGCACATATATGCTCTCCGATGTCTCCCGTGGCTACGGCTGAGAATTCTTGCTGTCGCATACTTCCCCTTGGCAACAATCATAAATTACTTGATCACATTCTAAACACTGTTCGTGTCCATGTACAACAATTGTTCGTAATTTATTTCCGCAACGGGGGCAATGCCTGTAATGCTGTTCAGTTGATAGACTTTTACTCATAAGAAAGCGCCCGAAATCGTGCCGTAAGCCTTTTAGCCCGATTAGGCACCTGATCAAACCAGCGGCTGTCTTCTGCCTCTGCGGCCACTTCTAGCCACGCTTTTGGGTCTTCCATAGCGTCTGCCACTGCTGCCCACATGCGCTTAAACTTGTTAAAGCGCGGGTAGCCGAGATTAAATGTCATGTTACACAGCGCTAGAGCAGCATCAGGGTATTTCAGATCAAGCTCATTAAAGTCTACCCCGACATTGCTGCACAAGCGATGACAGTCCTCAATGGTAACTGCAATGTCTAGATTAAAAGCCTTGCGAACTCTGTCCTCTGATACCTCAGTGCCGACAGGTTCACCATACTCCGGGTCATGCTCTTTAATTAAATGGCCGATTCCAAACGTGGGCAAATTTAAATGATCTAAATAAATCAAATACTTACAGCCCTCGTCTTCTGCGAGTTCTTCTCTTAATTGATCTTTGTTCATAGTTAAGGTTGTCCTGTTCCAAGCAATGTTGCTGTAGCTGGATTGATACCTAGTGCTTGAGCAACGGCTGGGTTTTGAGCCGCTTGCTGCCTTATGGTTTGCCCGCCAGACGGCGCTGGCATTGGAGGCACGGGGCTAACTCCACTAAGCGCAGATGCTGAACTTGGCGCTGTCATTTGGTTTTGAATTGCGGATAATTGCGCGCCAACTCCTGAATTATTAATAACAGAACTAATCTGACTTTCCGCCTCGTTAATGCCCTCTTGGGCTATCTGTGGAGGGGTTTGTATTGAGGCGTTAGTAAATGACTGTGATATAAGCCTACCTAAAATTCTAGCCCTCTCTTCTGGCCCCTCTCCAACAATTTGCTTTTTATACTGCTTTAAAATGTCATCGTAGTATCCACCGGAAGAAAGAAGCTTGCCAATAATCGTGAATTTAGCAAGTTTTCCTAAGTTCTGAATAGGACTGGCCGCAATATTAGCTGCAACCAAATCACCACCAGCAGCAGTTCTCGCATTAAACTCAAGAATTTTTGCGAACTTTGCCATCTCTTCGCCGGTCTCTTTTCCGAATATAGCAGTAAGCTTGCCGCCTTCATTAGCGTCAAGGAGACGTTTAGCAAAAGCGCCTAGTGCTTTTCCATCAGTAGTTAAGGTGTCGCCAAAGTCAGCGATTAACTTTTCCATATAATTGCCTTGTATTTTAGCCAAGGCATTAGGATCACCTTCAAAACTTTTTACAATTTTTGTAATATCAGAAGCTGTTGTCGATCTGTGAGCGATAAGCTCTGCGGCTTCTATTTCATTAAGCTGACCAGATGAAAGCTTTTTGAATGCAGAACTTTTATTGGCTTCAAATATTTCTTTTTGCGCATTAACTAACCCTTGCAGTGCGCCAACCAAATTTTCATCTCCACCTTCTTTTATAAGCTGGTTGACTGCTGCCTGATCCATATTGGATAAAGATGTTCTGTCAATTTGATTAGCTAACTGTTTTATTTTAGCGGCGTCTTTCCCAAACAATGTATCGGCAGTACGGCCAAGATCTTTCACCGCTTTAGCAAATGCTGCGCCCTTAAATGTTTCTGGGGCATAGTTATCAAGCGCACTAATTCCAGACTTGTTCAAAGTATCACGGAGCCATTCACCCGCTAACTTCTGACGAAATTGTTCTGCTGCTGAATCAGCCTGCCTGCCGGTACCGCCAGCCGCATAACGAACTGCTTTGAG